ATTAAAAAACGGAAACTCGGTAATTGCGTCTACTGATGTGCCTGAGTTATAGCGCACAATCTTAGCGCGACCTTGTGGCTGGGCGTTGACATATTGGCCTACGCTGCCAGCGGTAAACACGCTAGAAGATGCAGTCAAAGTAACCTTACCTGATACAGCAGATGGAGTCAGAGTCCCGGCTGGGTTAGTCACCGATACTGTAAATGCGTACTTAGGAATAGAGTCAAACGTAATTGCGCTAGCAGTCCATGTAGCGTCATTAGCGCCGCGGACGATGCTAATCGGCGCAACGTCAGGATGCACCACAATCAGCGTATCAGCCGATTGAGTCCATACGATATTAGCTAATCTAGCACCAGTTAAGCTAACGCCAGATGTATCTAGGTATGGATTGCCAGAGCCGTTAATATTTGTAATTAGTACTTTATTCTTAAATATGTACATCCGATTATGCGTAAAGCACAGCATATAGCTGTCAGATGTAGAGAACTCAAACTCAACTAAGCGCACGCCGTTAGCGGCAGACTCAGTACTAGAGTTAGGTAAGGATGCAATGTAACGCGAGCCGGGCCTACGGCGAATACCGCCTTGTGGCTGGCAGACTACATTGGTGGCCTTCTCTAATGCGTTTGTGTATGCAGTTAAATCTACACGGGCGCGGAGCAATGGATCGAGCTCACCCGTAGAGAAGTTGGTCTGTATGCTTACAAAGCGACTCATTAATACCTCACGTTAATAAGTGAGAAGTCATTTATAGCGTTTGTTGGATTACCAGCGCCATCAATATTCATGGCCTGACGCAGATAGCCACCGCGGCCATTTTCTGCTGGGCTGCCTGTAGCTACAGATTGCCAGTACTGGCTCTTGTCTGTTTGGTCGGTAATAGGTAATGCGAGGTGCCAAGTCATCATGTACTTGAGCAGCTGCACGAAATAGCTAGGCATATCGTACTCAGGCACCGAGTACTGATAGTCGATATAGACCTGCTCGTAATCGGTCAGCAGCTTGTCGCCAATGATGCGGTATTCTTTGCGCGGAGGGATGTTGGTAGCGTTAGTATCATAGATAGCTCTAGGACTCGTTAAACGGTCTCCTGGGAGCTGATACTCATAACGGTACTCATTGATAGGCGTAGTAATCAAACGCGCTATAGATGTCTTTTTATAGCTAAAAGACCAGGGGTACATAAGTAGCGCCTGATCCTTGATATCTGGGTATAAACGGTTGGCAACGGACGCCTCGTCTGTGCCTTCGTCAAAAGACGAAATCGGCTTAGCGCCGAGCATCAACAAAGCATCAGAACAGATCGAGAGAGCGGTATCACCAGCTGCCATTTACTTCTCCAATGTGATAATGGGCCACCACCGAGAATCCCCAGTAATGGCCCATTTTAGTACTAAACGATATTAATCGCTATCGGTATTAGCCAAAGTTGTACCATCGTTTACGTCAACAACACCAGAGGCGTTGGAGAGAACATAAACCAAAGTAGCAACAGCGGTAGTGCCTGTTGAGGTTACGCAATAAATCAAGTCGCCAACGCTGAGAACGCTAGACAACGAGTTGAAATAACCCGATGTGTTTACGTCAGCAATAGCGTCAGTTGTTTTATAAGCATACATTGCTGGAGCATTACCAGCTTTGGATGCGGCGATGGTTGAAAAACCAGTTGCAGAATATGCCATTTAAGTATCTCCTTATTCGCGAGCGGTGATCTGAACAATGCCTTCAGCATCGATAGCAATAGCACCAGCAGAGAATACAGAGTTCACGAGGAACGATGTCTTTTCTGGGATGTAGTTTACTTCGGTGCGTGGAGCAATACCTTCAGCATAGCCGATAGCGTCTTTGTGGAAAGCAAAGCAAGTACGGTCGCTAGAACCATCGATTGCCAAGCCACCCTCAGAACGGTCGCCTAGGATGTGGAAAGTAAAGCCAAGGAATGTGTTGATTTCACCAGCAACCAAAGCCTTGACAGTATTAAAGTCAGAGCTGGTTACAGCTGTTTCAGACAACAACGATGCCAAGCCATTAGCGTGGAGAATAATGTGACGGCCCTCTGGAGGAACGTTGTTTTTATCCAACAGCTTCTTAGCTTCGCGGAGTTTAGCTACGTTCATGTTGGTATCGCTACCACCGATATCGTTGCTAACAGTCAATGAAGTGCTTGATGCAGCTAAAGCATCCAAAACCAACTGGTCTTGACGGCGGCCAATAGCGTTACCGAGAACTTGTACAAGCTCAGAGCGCTCATCAAAGTTTACTTTGGCTTGGCTGAAAATATCGCTGTACTCAGCAGCGTTCCAGTCAGACAATGTGCAAGTAACGTTAGAGAAACCAACGTTTAATGGGGTTACATCGGTCTGGCTAATGCGAGGTGTAGCTACGCCCTTGCCGACTTTTGGAAACTTAACGGTAGAGCCTTCTACTCCACTACGCTGACGTACAGCACCAACCAGCATAGCCTTGCCCTGGTAGGCCTGTTTTACCTCAGCATCAAATAGAGTTACAAAGGCGTTCGATAATTGAACTGACATTTGAAAATCTCCTAGATAGGTAAACAAAAAATTAAGGTTTATTGCTTCGGTTAGCCTGTTTCGCAGGGCCGTATGCTTGCTAGTTACGCTAGCCAATCGACAGAGATATCTGTATTAAGGGCCAATTAAATGGTATGCCTTATGGAGTTTCTAGCAGAAGTGTTACTAAAACGCAACACTTTGTGTAAATATTTTTATAGGCGTAAAAAAACCCCGGCCGTACTGCGCCGGGGCAAGCCACTCCCGTGAAGGATCTATTAACCGAAAGTCGAGTTAAACATCTTCTCTACCTTGGCTCGGTATGCTGGGTCTGACTTGTACTTAGGATCCGCGACCATCTGATAGAGCTCATCCTTAGATGGCGCTCCCTCAACTGGCATGGACTGGGTAGGAATCCGAGTACCCTCGTAAGCCTCCCGTACTTTAGCTAAAGCCTTTAGGCCTTTGGCTGTGCCGCCCATATACTTAAATTCCTCAAAGTCATCCTTACCCCAGATGCCTTTGTTTACTAGCCCACGCGCCCAGTCTGTCATGCCTTTAATCATTACATCGGCGTTAGGGCCTAGAGCTGCGCGCTCTTGCTCGATGGTACGCTGGCCGACTTCAGCCTGCTCACCACCCATTTTAACGACTTCACCGACTAGGGTATCTAGTGCGGCCTGCGATACGCCATACTCTTTGGCCCAGTTTAATACATGACTTTTTACTGGGTCATTGTCTGGCACTTCACCAAAGGCTGAGGTATCGTACTTCCCGTCTGCTGGGGCTTTGTGTTTGCCCTGGCTAATCTGCTTACGCAGGTCAGACCATGACTTTGCAATGCCCTCTAAATCAGGCTCAGTAGTGTCTTTTTTCCAAAAGTTCTCTGGCCACCAATCGGGTCTTTCTAGGGGAGAATCATCTTCTTGTGGCGCCAAATGGCTTATTGCTGTGCTATTTGAGTCTTGTTGCTCTGCGGCATTACTGTCATCAACTGTTGCTGAATCCAATAGGCCGCTTTCTGCTGCGGGTTGGTTCGCTTCGTCATTCATTTTTACATTTTCCTAGCTTTAATTAGCCGCGCTTCAAGGTCTCTAACGATGCTGTTCTGCCCTTCTCGGTAGTAAGCAAAGCTAGAGTCGCTACCAGGCGTGGCGACTGGTTGCTCTAGTATGGAGGCGCGTAGCCATCCCATGAGCTTTTGGCCATCCTCAGTACCTAATACTCTGAGGCATAGCTTATTCAAATCCTCTACGGCCTGCTGAGAATCCCTAATGTCTAGGGATATCTCATTGAGCCCTTCCCATCCATCTGTAAGCGCCTGCTCTAGCTTACTCATTGCATCTTACCCATGACTTCAGCTGCAACTTCTGGATTCTCTTGTGCGAGCTGCTGCGCCTGCTGCGCTGCCTGCTCCATGTTAAATTGACGCTCCTCAGCCGATGCGCGCAGTCTGCTTGGTACGCCGAGCTTGTCAGCGATAAAGTCAATA